GTTGTTGCGACGGTCGAGGTCGTTGAGGACGAAAGGCTCGTCCACTCCCACCCACACCGAACCAGTGACCCAGAGCCGGACAGTGGTCGCCGACTGGACCGGGTAGCCGACGCTGATGACCCACGGTGCGCCGGTCGGTGAAATCTTCCCGAGCAAGGAGCGGGACTCCGTGAGGAACGCCGCTGCCTTGACCGGACCGTGAAGCCACCACTGAGTGCCGAAGCCAGCGTCGGCCGCAGCCTGCTCGAGTTCACCTACGGCCTGAGCGAAGTTCCCGTCGGCCACGGTGCCGAGGCTGGTCCCGTCCGCGAGGGACGGGGTGCCAAGGCCGAGGCCGTCGGTCGCCAGTTGACGGCCGACGGCCCACTCGGTCGTCGAGTCGAGCCGCCCCTGCGCGTGGGCCTTCTGGTCCAGCCGGGACAGGCTGCTGCACGCCGCGCTCTGCGAGATCCCGAAAGGCTGGAACTGCGAGACGACGGGCTTGTTCAGGTCGACGGTGTCGTCGGCCGTGACACACCGATCTGAGAGGACCGGCTCACCGCACCCGTAGAACGGGATGGAGAGGCCCTGCATCCAGCCCTGCGGAGCAGGAAGCGCGGCAGTCAGGATGCCACCAGAGCGGACGGCCTGCTCGACCTCCACGCCCTCCATGAGACCTTGAGACATCAGGGCCTCTCCTTCCTAGTAGAGCCGGCGATTCAGGCGGGGCAGGGGACGGAGTCGCAGATCTCGACCGGGATGTCCAGGCCGAGGGCGTTGCACCCACGGGCCAGGATGCCCTCGTAGGACTCGGCGAACGCCGCGACCTTGTTCTGGCGGTTGAGGTTGTGGTCCCGGATCTCGGTGCCGAGGTCCAGCGTGCCGCCGTCGAGGTAGGTGAAGAACCCGTTCGGGGCCAGCACCGAGCCGAGGGTGGCCGGGAACTGCGGGTCGTCGCCGCCGCTGCCGAAGGTCACCGTGTCCAGGTCCTGCGAGTAGACCGCGTTGACGCCCTCGTTGCTGAGCGCCGTGTTGAGCATGCTCGACGCGAAGTTGGGGTCGTCGACCGCCGAGGAGAAGATCCGGCGGTTGAGCATCTCCAGCCGGATCGCCGTGAGCAGCGTCTCGCTGACGAAGAAGTCCATCTGGACGTCCCCGAGGCGCTGGTCCTGGCGGAGCGCGGCGGCGGCGGTGCCGACACCGTTCACCGTGTTGGCGAAGGTGGAGCCCAGAGCGTTCACGGTGTAGGTCGAGAGGACCTGATCGCGCATCTGCTCGAACAGGAGGACCTCACCCCGACGGGCGTTCTGGATCGCCAGCGCGGACAGGTAGCCCTGCCACTGCTCGGGGGCGAACCGAGCCTGGTAGTTGCCGACGGTGACGCAGGAGTAGACCGCGTAGACGTCGACCTCGTCGGCGTCGTCGCAGTCGACCTCGGCGCACACCTTCCAGGTGTCCGGGTCGCTCTCGTCGACGGCCTCGTCGTCGTCACAGGTCCAGACCCCGAAGCCGTCCACCGGGAGGCAGATGGCCGGGAAGAACGAGAACTTGCCCCGCGTCGCACCCAGCGTCGGCAGCGCGCCCTTGATCGGGCGATCGGTGCTGCCGTTGACCGGGTTGCTGTAGATCGGCTGCGGGAGCGAGCAGCAACCGCCCGCCGCCACCACGGCCTCCGGGCTGACGAACGAGTCGACCAGCCGGGTGTCCGCGTTGATCTTGCCGGTCAGCGTGCGGTCCTCGGCGTACGTGGTCTCGATGCGGGCGACCCGCTCCTTGCCCGCCTTGAGGCTGCGGCTCGAGGAGTCGTGGAACGCCTCGGCCAGCGCACGGATGTTGGCACCCTGGACCACGTCGCCGCCGATCAGCACGCGGGTATCGGTGGTCGCGAGATCCGGCTCGTTGACCTGGACGGTGGCGGTGCCGCTGAGGCCGAGCCGAGCGACTGCCTCCTGGACGGAGAGCATCTTGCCTCGCTTCGGCTTGGAGGAGAGCGACTTCTCGCCGTCCTTCTTCTTCTCGGCGTCGTCCTCGGGGTCGTTGTTGCCGTCGGTCTCGTCGGCGTCGCCCTCGGTGTCGTCCTCGGGGTCCGAGGTCGCCTCTTCGGCGTCCGGGTCCGGGATGTCGGAGAGCGCGGCGTCCACGTCGGCGATCGCCGCCTCCTGCTGCTCGGCAACGGCCTTGACGGCGGCGTCGGCAGCGAAGTAGGACTCGCGGAGGGTGGTCAGCGCGTCGAGGTCCGGCGAGCCGGAACCACGAAGGGCGTGGAGTTGACGGGCGATGGTGTCGCGGGCCTGAGTGAGTTCGGACAGCGAGAGAGTCTCTCCCGCGCCAACCCGACCCAGAATGCTGAGAGCCTGCTGGAGATCCATTGGTGGACTTCTTTCGCGTCTGGAGTGAATCAGGGACGCGGTGCCCACCGCCAGTTCGCTCTACACAGAGCCGATTAGACCGAAGGGTAGCCTCGGATTGGCGGTCCCGCTACTCTTCGGGAGAATCTTCTGGAATCGGGACATCTGTGAGAGCCTCTTCGGCGACCAGAGCGACCGCCTTCTCGATCCGCTTCAGGCTCGCCATGACGTCCTCCAGGCTGACCGTCTCCGCTGGCTTGTCCCCCTCCGCGGGGAAGGGGTTGTCCTCGAAGTGGTCACCGCACTCGGCGCAGAAACCGCCCTCCGGGTTCAGCACGTGGACGTGCTCCGGGCCGGTCAGAATCTGCGCGTCGCCGCCCGCGCTGGCCGCGACCGGCCACGCGGGAGTGGGGACGAGGTGGAGGCCGACCAGCGTGCGGCCACGCCCAGCGGGCCACAGTTCCACGCTCGGGGCGGACGCAGCGGCACGGAGCAGGGCGTCCTTGTCCACACCGGGCATCACGACCCCGCTGATGGCGAGGCCGAAGGGAGTTTCCCAGGCACGGACCATCGCGAAGATCGTGTTCGCGTCGTCGCGGTGGCGACCCACCTCCAGCACACCCACACCCTGACGGGCGAGGTTGGCATCGATGTGCCGACCACCGAGGGTGAGCGCACCCGGCTGGAACGTGGTGCCGTCGGACAGTGTGATCAACTGCCCCGTGTGGAAGCCCCGGTGCCGAGAGTCCACGTCGCCGGGGTACTGGAAGCACGCGCCCATGTCGCTCCGGTGGCACACGCCCTTCGGCGCGGCGATGCCGTAGATGCGGCGGAGGCCGTTGGCGTCCTCGTCGCCGACGGAGAGCGGCACCAACTTCTTCGGCTTGAAGTCGGCGAAGTACTCAGCCGGGAGGGACGTCGAGCCAGCCGCAGCGGTGACCGCCTCGACGTCCTCCCCGGTGAGCGCCTCTGGCCGGACCGCCGTCTCCATGCCGTCGACCCGCTCGAGAGCGCTGATGGACCCGACCACCACCCCGTCGTGGTCGTTGTTGTCCGGGTCCCAGATGATCGGGATGGGGAGCAGTTCGTCGTCCCACTGGAGCGACCCGTACTTCAGCGTACGGACGTCGCCGGTGTAGATGCCCTCGAACGTCACCGGGCCGGACACGCCGTAGCCGTCCTCGTCCAGGGTGAGGCGGGCGTTGCTGAACGCCGCCGTGTCGACGATCGCGACGTGGCGCGGGCGGATCTCGGCGTTGAGGTAGATCTCGTTCGCCTCCGCCATCTTCGCAGCCATCGTCTCCTCGTCGTCGTCCGGGCTGGGCTCCAGCGCGGCCAACTTCTCGGCCACCTCCGGGTGGAGGTCGTGCTTGATGGACACCGCCACCGCACCCTCACGGAGGAGTTCCTGCACGCGGGCCACCAGAGCCTGAGTGCGGGGGTCCTCGGACAGGGACAGGGTGCCCGTGCCGATGATGCCTGCGGTCTTCTTCTCGTCAGCCACGGGGGGCTCCTCTGTCTCTTCGGTGGTCCAGCCGTCCGGAAGATCGACATCACACTTGAGGGCGCTCCTCCGCTTCTTGATGTGAGCCTTGGCCTTGGCCGGGTCACTCGCCCGGCCAATGGCCTGGATCGCGTTCTTCAGGTCAGCGCAGTCGCCGATCGGGAACGACCCGTCCGGGAGCGCCCTGCCGTCCTTCGCCATCGCCTTCCGGGCTTCAGGCGAGTAGTCCTTGAAGTCCACGCCGTCACCGTCCTTGTCGTTCCGACGCTCCTTGCGCTCGGGGCGCGTACCGTCCGCATCGAAGGGGCAGTCGGGCCAGTCCTCGTACTTGTCGACGATCCGCTTGTAGATCGCGCAGATCTTGCTCTTGATCGCCTGCTTCTCGGATGGGGATGCACCCACCATCCTGTCGATACCGTGCCCCCCGGACACGGCCGACATTCCACGGGGGACGATGTGCAAGCCACCGTCGTTGACATCGGTGTAGGGGAGTTTGTACGCCTGTCGGGTGTTGAGGTCCTGCGAGGTGTCGATGAAGAAGAACGCCTGACGGAGTTTTGCAGTGTCGAGCGACCCGTCGTCTTTCGTGGCCCACTCGAACACTCGGTTCGTTGCAGCCTCGCCGTCCCACGGCTCGTCACGGCCACCGATGGGGAGTTCGAGGCTCCCACCGACCTTGAACTCGCCGGCATCCACCTCCAGCCACTCCATCAACGCTCTCAGGGAGCGTGGGCCGGGGAGCCTGCCCTGCTTCAGACGGCTGAACGCGGCCTGATGGATGCCCACCTCCTCCGCAACCTCGCTCCAGGACAGTGGGACGCCGGACCCTCGCGTCTCACGGGCGTCCTCAAGGGCTGCAAGAAGAGCGTAGGCGTCCATAAGACGCAGCGTAGGGGTCAGTCGGGGGTGTTTGCAAGCCCTTGCAGAAGATTTGCCAGTTCATCGTCTCCCAGGGGGACCGGATCGGTGCTGTCCAACGTTGCCAGCACATGCTCGGTCAACCCGTCCACGAGATTGTCCCCCGCGCAGGACCGTGGGCCGAGGAACAGGAGACTGTCGGACACCACCGAGGCCACATCCAGCCCCGCGCTCTCGAGCGCATGGAGTCCCAGGTGGGCGGGCACCGCGTCGTTGGTCATGTTGGACGGCAGGGAGTCTCTCAGGACCTTGTGCGTGCGAGCCTTGGCACCTATCCGGTCCCGCGCCCGGAACGTGGCGACGTCGATCTTGCCGCGCCATTCCGCGATGACAGTGGGGTCCAGATCCTTCTGGTCAGCAGGGGCACCGCTGGGGTCTTCCCGGTCGGCGCGTGCTGCCCGCTGGCGGGGTGTCTCGGTGGTCGGGCTGTGACCTCCCTGATCCTGGTTCTCCGGCTTGTCCACGCCGATGGTCTGGCGGCGTGCCCGCTCTTCCTCGGACGGGGCGGCGTACGACGGGATGTCGAGAACCTCGCGGAGATAGTCGCCACTGACCTCGCCCCGGTCGTAGGCATCCTTGACGTCTTGGACCGTGGACCGCTTGGCGAGGAGGAGGGTCGGGTCCGGCTTGACCTCGACCTCCACGTCCTCGAAGAGGGTGTTCAGCACGTCGGTCGCCACCTGAGCGACGATGTTGGCTGGCGGCTCGATGTGCGCCCGGTACGAGTTCTCCTCGACCTGGAAGGCCGTGGCCCGCGACTGCGCTGACAGGCCCAGCAGGATCTCAGGTGGGATGGGCAGGCCGTACGCCAGCCGGTGGATCATGGCCTCCATGCGGCCCTCGATGCGGGCGTCGTAGGGGAAGTCGGGCACAACCCAGGAGAGCCCGCCCATGCCGCGACCTGACGCCATCGGCTCGACGAGTTCCTTCGCGCCTCGCAGGTGGACCGGCCCCACGTCGGTCGGGTCGAGCATCTTGGCCCGGAGCGACTTGTCCCACTCGTCCCAGAAGTCACCGCCCCCTGCGAAGTTCAGGCCATCGGCCGAACCGAGGATGCCGCGCATCCCCACCCGGTTCGCGGACTGAGCACGGCTCAGTCGCTGGAGCCAGTCCATGTCGCAGAGGATGGACAGCACCCCGAACAACGGAGCATCCGGCATCACCGGGTCGATGGGTGAGGGCCACAAGCCCCGGACGACATGCTCCGCCTCCTTGAACCAGGAGTTCTGGTCGGGGTGGATGACGGACAGGACGTGCCAGCAGTCGTCCTTGTAGACGTAGAACAACTCGCCAGCGACGTACAGGTTCGTCGTCACCAGCCGGACCATGCCGGTCGTCCAGCCGATGGACTTCAGCACCTCGGCGGAAGCCTTCGAGTGCGGGTTGGTCTTCTCACCCTTGCCGCCGGACACGACGGTGCTGCCGTCGGGGAGTTCCAGTTCCCAGTCAGTGGACCCGTCGACGAAGACGTCCCACTGCATCCGGGACATCTGGTCGGCAGCCCACCCGACGATGTAGCGCACCTCACCGACGGCCTCGGTCTCCGTGACGGCAGCACCATAGACGGCGGTCTTCGGCTGAGCCTGAGCAGCCGCAGCCGCCGCTCCGTAGGCTCCGTAGTAGCCCCACGCCTGAATCTGCTGATTCCTGACGAGGGTGGCAGGCGGTGAGTAGGCCATGACTTGTCAGTCTCCCTGAATGTAAGAGCCGACAATCCCAGTGATGGCGGCAGCGGCGAAAGCGGTGATGATGGTGTGACTCCAGTCGGGGTGGTACAGGATCACGGCGGGGATGATGCTGAACCATGCTCCGCTGCACCACGGGCACATCAGCCACTTCTTCGACCACGGATGCCGATACAGCAGGCGAGGCACCGGCGCGAACATGCCGTCCTCATCGTTCAGGTTCGCGTGCCACCAGACACCGAACAGTCCGGCAATCACGGCGATCGTGATCACAGGAGTTCCTCAGCCGCCAGCATCTTCTCGAGGTCAGCGGTCAGGCCGACGCGCTGCTTCCCCTCTTGCTCGGCCTCCAGCGCGGCCTGCGCCCGGTCCGGGTCGTCGCCGACCCACTCCAGCACCACGGCAGCCGAGCCGTCAGGCACGACGTCCATCTCCTGGGTGTCGTCGTCCTCAGGAAGTTCGACGGTCTCGGGCTCCGGTGCTGCCGCGAGGGAGGCGTCCCACCACTGCGTCATGGTCTCGGTGGAGACCTTGCACTTCGCGAGTTTGTACTGACACGAGGAGCCTCTGCGCCGCCACGTGATCGGGCCTTCCTCGCTGACGCCGGTGCCTCGCCCCGTGGTGACGTTCTGCACGGCGAACGCGGCGTACGGCTCCTCGGAGCCGGCGATGAACACGACCCCCTCGTCCTCGTCGTTGATGAGGATGCGGCTCAGCCCGAACTTCCAGCCGGGTCCGGTCACCGCCGCGATCAGGTCATGCGTTACGTTCATCTTCTCTCCTTCTCAGAACCGACCCATTCTCACAGAACTCAGGGCCGAGGGGAGCCCGACCGGCCCCGGCGTTGACACACTACTCCCTCGGACGACGGCTGTATGCCTTGACCTCAAGTACCAGCACGCCCAGACCATCGCGTCCAGCCGGTCGGGCGACGCGGGAGTCTCGCCCGGCACCCACTCGCACAACTCGTCGATCAACTTCCCGCTCGTCGTCACCATGTGGACGATCTGCTCGCTGACCTCCCAGAGTAGGGCAATCGGCTCGGCCCGCGTCTTCTTGTTCTTCGTGGCGTTGACCGTGTGAATCGGCAGCGCGTGCCCAGCGGAGTTGAGCACCTCTTTCACCATCTGCCCGCCCTGATTGATCTCGGCGATCACGACGGCGTCGTACGTGTCGGCGGCATCCTTCACCCGCGCCGCCCAGACGTGCGGGCTGGCCTCCTCCACCGAGCGGTCGTCAAGGACATACATGTGACCGCTCGCGTCTTGGCCGACCACGACGATTCCGCAGGTCCCCTGCCCGGTCGGCGGGTCCACCCCCACGACGATCCTGTCACAGATCGCAGCCACGGCGGAGGCTGGCCCGGTGACCTTCGACCGCTCAATGTCGTTCGCCTTCCACAGCGCACCCTCCACATCCTCGATGACCTCGCCCAGGACCTCCTGGCGGTAGAGCCGAGTTCCGTAGTAGAGCGTGTTCAGCGTGTGCAGCCAGTCCAGGGGGATGTACTTGTTGTCCATCGACGTGCCGTGCCTGACCACGACCCGTGGGTCGGCCTCCCACTTCTTGATCAGGTCGTGGGGCCGGGGCGTGCTGCTCACCAGCCACCGTCGGTCCCCACGTCGACGTGACAGCGACGCCTGCTGGAACGCCTGAGTGGCGCACGGATTGGCGAAGAACTCCTCAAAGACGTCGAAGTCCACGTTCGTCAGAGCACGGAGCCTGTCCACGTCTTTCTCGGTGGGTGTGCCCACGATCCACACGCGACTCCCGTTCGGGTAGCGCACACACGCGCCACCGGGCGCAGACGGGAGCCACTTCGCGACTCCCTTCGACAGAGTCAGCAGTCCGTTGGGTCCATCCACGGCGGCGGCAATACCGTCGCCCAGAGTAGGAGCAATGACCCTCGCCCTGATGTTCTTCGTCTCGCTCAGAGTCGTGTGGAGTTCCCACATCGCCGCGAACGACTTCCCAGCACCGCGCCCTGCCATCATGGCGAAACCGAGCGCGTCGGCGTTCTCCCCCGGGTCGCGGGCAGAGCCGGGGGGAATCCTCCATGGGGGGATCTGATGGTGCTGGAGAATGACTCTACCCGCTAGGCGCTCCCGTAGTCCTTCCGCGAGGGCGGTGGACGTCAAGGAGGCCATAGCCCGCTACGTTAGCAGGTCGTCCTCGGTCGCGTCGTCAATCAAGATCACAACGTCCTTGCCGATCCGCTCCAGGAACCAGTCCGTCGCCGCAGGGTTCAGGCTGTTGATCTGGAGAGTCCCGGACGGAGTGTACGCCGCCCACTCCTTGTACGGACCCTTCGCGACGGGCTGGGCATTCAGGACACCGACACCGTTCGCTCGCTTCTCGACGCCTGAGATGTAGAACACGCACTTCACAGCCATGACTTCTCCTCTTGTCGTTTCCGGTAGAAGCGGCTGCGAATCTCCACGGGAGCATCCGACCAGGGCTCAGCATACACCCGAGGGAATCTCCATGCGCGTGTCTCGGCTATGCGTGCGGAGAATGCCATGTGCGATCTCAAAAGCCGGTGAAGGGGACGTCGGTCGTCTCCGCGGCGGATCCCGGGGGCCTGCGCGGCTTGCCTAGCGCGTGGGCGTGTGCTAAGATTGCCGTAGGCAAGCCACCAGGGCCTGCCACTAGCAAAGGAAACCGCTATGCCCGCAAAATCCGCCGCCCCCGCCCCCGCCGCGCACGTTGGCCCGTACCGCACGCACGCGGGCTGGCACGCCGCGCACGCCGCCGCCGTGGGTGCCAACCGTGGCAACCCCACCGCGCGCGCCGCGTGCACGGTTGCCACGCACCTTGCGTGGCGTGCCCCCGCCGCCGCCGTGGCGTGGCACAAGGGCACTAACGCCGCCATGCTGGCCCACTGCGCCACGCTGGGGATTTCCACCGGCATGCCCGTGCACGCCGCTATGGCCCTTGTGGTGGCAAGCCTGCCCGCTGGCCCCACCACAACCGCGCTGGCCAAGGAAACCCGCGCGCTGGCCCCGGCCAAGTAGCCCGCCGCCCCCCGCCGCCGCCAGCGGCGGGGGGCCACCGGCAGGAGCGACAAACCGCCAGCGCAGCACGGTCCGGGGTGCGACCCCCCGGCTGGCACGAGGCCCCGCAACGGGCGGGGCCACGAGGGCGAAGGAGCCCAGCATGACAAGCAAGATCCACGGCACGCGCCGCGACACGGCGTCCGTGTCGACCACGACCCGGACGACGCACTACGTCAGCGTCGACCTCTCCGACCTGCTGGCGCAGTTCGACGTGACCGACGAGGTGGTCCTGATGGTGGCAACGCCGTCCGGCCGCGACCAGCGGGTCGCCGTCCGCCGCAACCTGCTGGCCCCGGCCCGCAACGACGAGGGATGGGCCGTCTGATGACCATCCACATCCACGCGGGCGGCACGCTTCGCACGCTCTGCGACCAGCCGCTCGTGCTCGGGGACGTCTCGTGGGAGGACGCCGCGAAGGCGGAGTGCACGGTCTGCGCCTCCTACTTCGGGCGGCGGGTCCCGCAGTACGGACCGGAGTGGGTCTCCCACGTCCAGTCCGGCGGCACCGTCCTGGACGGGAACCTCCTGGTCGGCTGACCGGCAGGAGCGACAAGGGCCTCGTCCCCCTCGGGGGGCGGGGCTCTTTCGCGCGCCCGGCCCGCGATGATCCTCGTCACGGCGGAGCCGACGATGATCCTCGTCTCGGCGGCGCAGCCGCACGACGATCGTCGCCGACGATCCTCCGGCCCCCCGGTCCAAGCGGACGATCCTCGTCCTCCGGCGGGCCGGGGTGGGGCGGCGTCTCGCCGGACGATCCTCGTCGGCGGGCGGCGTGACGAGGATCGTCCGGCGGCTCCGCGGCCGACGGCCTGCTCCGGCGGGCCTCCGCCCGGACGATCGTCCTCGGCGCAGCGGCGTCGCCGCGGAGCCGCAGATCCCGGACAGGACGGCGTCTCTCGCCCGCAGCGATCGTGGCGGCGGTGCCCGCGGACGGTTCGTCGGCGAGGCCGCTCCACCGCGACGCCGCGCCCCGTCGTAAGCCGACTCGTAAGCCGACTCGCGCCGTCGTACCGACGTCGTAAGCCGACTCCTGTACAGGTACACAGGTACGCGTCCTACGCCTCAATCCGTCCTTCTGCAAATCCAGAACAGGCTCTTGCAGAACGCCGCACGCTAGGCGCATCGTAAGCCGAGTTCAGGGCTGACATTTGAGCCTAGCAGCACGTACCCGCAAGACGTCCCCGCGGACTCATGCGGGTACGGGTACACGGGTACGTTCGTCAGTTGGGTTGTACCCGCATGACGCGAGACGATAGGAAGGATCGGGGTCCAGAACCGAAAACCTGAACAATGGCGTGTCATTGGAATGTCTTTAGATACCCCTCCGGCTAGCAAGAAGACTACTAGCCACGCGCTAGGCTACGACTTCTTTCATCCAATGCGGGTACAACCCAACTGACGAACGTACCCGTGTACCCGTACCCGCAAGACGATCACCCGCCCTGCGGGTACGCCCGAAAAGACCCTCCTCCAACCCCTTGTCCAGTGATAGGCGGTGTGCTACGATCAACCCCCCATCCACCCCGATCCACTATTGCAAATCAGTGGAGCAAAACACCGTCAAAACCCTTGGTTCGGACGCTCACCCCTGCTAGGCTAGCCTCTAGGCAGCCCACCAAGGGGAGGCCGATACCAGAAGAGAAAGGTTGGTCCCATGACCACCAGCACGAAGACCCAGAAGTCCACCCCGGCTCCGGCCAAGCGCACCGCCGCGAAGCCGAAGGCGGAGACCCCCGCCGAGGCCCCCGCCGCCAAGAAGGCGACGGTCCCGGCCAAGCCCGCGTACCGCGACGTGGAGGGCTTCGCCGAGGCCCTGAAGTCGGCCAAGGCGGCGGCCAAGGGGAACACGGACGTCACCCAGGCGCTCCAGTTGGTCACCCACCTCGCGTGGAAGACCCCCGGCGGAAACGTCGGCTGGGCCAAGGGGACCACGCCGAACGTCGTGGCCTACGCCGACGACATGGCGATCCCGGAGGGCACGTCCATCCCGGACGCGCTGGCCGCTGCGCTCGCGGCCGCGGACAAGGGTGCGGCCGACAAGCCGCAGAAGGACGCGCTCTCCGTCCTCACCAAGGTGGTCAAGGCGCACGCTGCCTGATCCACCCCGCGTGGACGTCCCCGCTGGGGGGTGGGGACGTCCACGCTAGCCCGACTGGCAGACACCCGGAGTTCGAGTCCCGGGCGGGCGCTAGGCGAGAGATTGGCTCTCGCCACGAAGGAGGAACAGATGACGTACGACGAGTTCATCGCCGAGCAGGAGCGGATGTGCGGGTCCAGCGTGACCCTCGGGGGCAGCGACCCCTACGGGGCGACCTGCGAGTTGGACAGCGGGCACCGCGGACCTCACGTCAGCGCCAACCCGTTCGGCGGGGACGGGGTTTACGAGTGGAGCGGCGGAGGGTACTGCGCCGGAGACCCGCTGCCCGTCCGGGGTGCTCGCTTCCTGGAGCGGGCCTGCGATCGCGAGTTCGGCCCGCACGAGCACGACAACGCCGAGTGCGAGCGGATGCTCGACACGATGAACGGCGGCGGGGACGACGGCTCCTGGCTGGCCGACGCGCTGAACCGTGAGGCCGAGGAGGGTATGCTCGGTCGGCCGCTGATGCCCAACGAGTACTGAGATGGAAGCCCGAGCGGAACACTCCCAGGTTCAAGTCCTGGGCGGGCACGAGGCCGGGGATCAGCCCCAGCCAGCACAGAGGAGAACGAGAATGGAACAGCAGTTCAGCATCGGCGAGTGGGTCGAGCGGATCTTCGACGGCAAGGTCGGCGTGGTGAAGAGGGTCCAGCCGGGGGTCGGAGACGCCGAGGGCGACTTCTACTTCTACGTGGACCTGGACCCGCAGCGGAGGGTCAAGGCCGCGGACGAAGACCTCTGGGCCGGAACCACCGGCGCGTGGCGAACCCACTTCCGCGTGCACGCGCACGTGGAGACCAGCAGCCGCGACTGCGATGGGGACTACTCCGGCGGGCGGGTCGACGACATGACGGTCCAGGAGCGATGCGACCAGTTCGGCGACCTGCACTTCAAGGAGCGAGTCCTGGGCAACGTGGTCAGCCTCCACGGGGAGGGGACCCTCGAGGTCTCGCCCACCGGGCTCCACTGGCACGAGCAGACGGAGGAGGGCTACCGCCGCGCCGACGTCACGTGGTGCGAGGACGACTGCCCCGACGAGCGCCCGTGGCAGCGCGACCACCGAGCAGAGAGCATGGGGTACTGATCATGAGGACCCTAGCCGCCGCCGCGCTCACCGCCCTGCTGCTCGCCGCTCCAGTGGCCGCTGAGGGGGCCTCACAGCCCGCTGAGGCGTCCGCCAGGACCGCACCGGCCCCCGCTGACCCCGTGTTCCCACGGGGCCTCCCAGCCGCGCCGAGCGAAGACTCGTGCTACGCCTATCGCTGCGTCTGGGACGCGAGGCACATGGGGAACGGGCGAGGTCACTCCCTGATCCTCACCCGGTTCCACGGGGACTTCATCGGCAAGCAGATCACGCACCGCCGAGCCCACCGCCTGCTGGACGCGTGGTGCGCCCGACCGAGCGTAGGCTGCATCGGCTACGAGGACTGAGCACCACCGCCCGAGCGGCACACTCCGGAGTTCGAGTCTCCGGCGGGCACGAGGCGAGGGACCAGCCCCCGCCAGCACAGGAAGGAAAGTTGATGGCACGCACGAAGGACAGCGCGACCACCGAACTCGCGGTGGCCCACGCCGCCTTGATGTTCATTGCCGCGAAGGGGTTGACCGATGAGTTCTACGGCAGCGGCGCGCTCACCGGAAGACTCTGTACCGAGAGGTGCAGCCACACCGACGACCTGCTCGCCGTGAAGGAGACGACCAATGGCTGACGACAAGGATGAGCCGAAGGCCGAGGAGCAGCCGCCGCGCAGCCTTCACCACCGGATCTACCCGTACATGGACGAGATGGTCCAGTACGCCACCGAGCGGGCGGACGACCTGTCCGACCCGGACGCAAGGCCCTGGATCGTTCGGGACCGGAGCACCGCGCTCCGCAACGAGCGGCAGGGGCGGGGGCGAGCACTCGTCAGGGTGTGGATCCCCACCTCGTGGGAGTACGTCAACGTCGAGGAGGAGGACAAGTGAGGTACACGATCTGGGAGTTGCTCTTGTGGGCCGTCATCCTCGGCGGCGTGGCCGCGCTTCTGCTCTGGGCGTGGTTCGCATGAGTTACTGCGAAGACTATCCGTGCTGCGGACACACCCCGCAGGACCCGTGCGAGCGCCAGCCGTACGACGAGCCGGGCTACTACGACACGACCGTCCGCGGACAGGAGCACCGACTCTGCGACCACGAGAACGGCGAGTGCAACGTGGAGTACGACGAGGAGGACTACGAGTGCGAGGAGTTCAACGTCGTCAGGCAGGGGATGTGCAAGGCCACGCTGGATGACCGAGGCGACTGCCCCGATCAACTCGAGCACGGTGACGAGTTCACGGACGTACGCTCCCTGGAGATCAGCGACAGGTGGTATCCGCGATGAGTGAGCGCATGACGTGGGGCCTGATCTGGGTCGACACGGACGGGCAGTTCTACGTCCAGAACAGCCAGAGTCTGGAGCAGGCGCTGACCTCGGAGCGGATCGCCTCGGGCAG